AGTTTTAGTGATTTTTTTTAAAAAAAAAAATCCCCGCCAGTGAAATACTGGCGGTGTTTCTTACTTTATTTTCATTTTACAATTTAAATTAAGCTCATCGACTAATTTGTTGTTTTCTTTCTTAATATTTTCTCTATTTTCCGCAAAATCTGTAAGTCTCATTCGAAACCATAATTCAGGGTTTACATAAGTTCCTGTGACATCAAATTTTATTTGCGTTGCTAATAAGACATAGGACGACATGACACGAAAATAATTCATTTTATCTGGATTACCATTTGCTGCATAATTCTCTTTTTGCATAAGAGCTACTAAAGAAATTGCTTCTACCGACCCATATGAATATATCTCATTCATAATATCTTGAAAATTTTTTAATTCATTTTTCTCATCCCATCCATTTTTCTTTGCTTTTGTCATTCTATCCATTAAATCAAGTACTCTAAATGGCATTGTTGCCATTTTTTCAAGTGCTAGACTATCTCTTTGTTGCATCAACTCATTTTTGAAATTTTTACGCATTGACAAATTCGTCACAATAAAACCAATAATAGAAATAATACCAGTTACTATAGCAGTAATTATTGCTCCCTTTAAATCGTCACTCATTACATATGAGCTCATTTCCGCTACCAAAATCATTTTCTTTAAAATTCCCCCAATCTTTTGTAATATCAAAATCATATCACTTCAACCGCCAGTATTCAATTTTCAAGGTGCAAAAGTCGAGTGTTATCGACAAATTAAAGTTCTTTATTCATCACTCCAATCTAATTTCTGACCACATAACAAGCAATATCTATGTGTTTCAAATCTGTCTTCTGTAAAAATTAAACCATTACAATTTGGACGTTTGAATGTACCATAATCATCATCTGGATTAATCGGCTTTTTAGGACGTTGTTTTTCAACGGCAATTTTGCACTCTTCCAGCGTGCCGATTGCTCGGTACTGCTGAACTTCTTCCAGTGCCTTGATTGCCATTGCATAAGCATTTTCAAATAATTTTCCCCATGATGTATCACACGGAATCGCTTTTCCAAGTTCGTTACAATCATATTTTAATTCTTCGATTGCTTCATTCTCCGTCATACCGGCTCCTTTCCACCCTCTAACAGTTCCGGGTTGTCAAATACATTTCCGATGACCTCCATCTCATATCCTCTAAAACAATCAAAATTCCATTTAGCACCAATAGGCAATTTTTCCGATTTAACGCACATCCACGAAAATTGATAATGATTGTCTTGCCAAAATGCTTTGTAAAGATTGCCTTTATCATCCTTAGCAATATCATCCTCATAAATCAGCTTACCGTTCTTATCCCTAAGTCCTGTACACTGGCAGATAGTGGATGGCTCTACCTCAAATATCCCATTTTCTTCTGAAAAATCCTCAAAGCAATCATAATCGGCAAGATTAGGGCAAAACATATACGGAATTTCCTGTCCTAACCGAAAAAATACTCCGGTAACAAGACTACCTTCCACCCATTCTCCATTATCAACTCGCTTTGCATGGAATAAATATCTATTCTCCATCCTCATTCCTCACTTTCTTTATGTAACCATGCCAGACAACTCTGTTCTCCCTCATACTCCTCACCAAAACGGTTGTCAAAATTGATAATAAAATCTGCCAGTTCCTCATCTGTCATATTCCGGATCCGGTCTGCGTTGGTCTTTTTTCTTGTTACTGCATATCCTTCTGGATATATTCCGTTTTTCATATCTTCTACCTCACTTTCACATCCTTATCATTTTTCCTGATTTTGAATTCCAGTCCACACTCTTCTTTGAGTATTTCTATCTGCTCGTCCCAAGTTGTGTAATCATCCATAAGGCACTCTGCCTTGCTATTGAACCGCTCTATGTACCTTTTAATTCTTTCTGCTCCAAATCCGAACTGGTCCCGGAGTGTGATTGCTGACAGAATTGTTATTGTATCAATGGTATTCTCTTTGATTTTCAGCACACATTCATCTATCGCATTCTTTGGAAGTGCCAGGGGCATTTTCGTTGCCCCTCTGAATTTGCATTCCTCTTCCAGTCCTTCTATTCCTTTGGTTTTGGCTATTTTTAAGGCATAAGCCATTCCCTCTCGTCTTGCTTCTTCTAATTTATCCCTTGCCATAACTACCTCACTCACTTCCTTCCACCAAGCAAATCATTCTCAACCATGCTGCATATAATATAAGCAGGAGGTATCAATATGATTGCTTGGTTTTGTTATTTATATTTAAAACTTAAGTGTTAGGCAAACCGGAGTTGTCCGGTCTGCTCTGATTCTATTTTCATATTTGGCATACGTTCCGCAACGCACATTTCCGGCAAATTAGCTTTTACAAGTGCTGCCGGTATCGGTGGACATACTGCATTGCCGCATCTTCTCACCTGCTCGCTTCTCGGATATATCTTTCCAGTATAATCATGGTCAATTATGTAATCATCCGGGAAACCTTGGCACCTGTACTGTTCTTTCGGGTCCAACATCCGCAACCCAATATCATATATCTGATATTTCGTACCGTATACCTCTACCAATCCAAAACGGTCCTTTGATGTTAAAGTGTCCAACGGATCTCGAATGTCATGCCCGCCCTCTTCCGAACCATAATATTTAATCAGATATGCCATTACCAACCCAAAGTGTCCAGGCGATGTTGTCACCGTATGCAATGGCTCTCTTATATCCTGTCCGACTCCACTCTTGTAAAATTTGCTCACAAATGCACACACAAGTCCGTATCTGTTTGACCCATCCAACGTCATAAGCGGGTCTGTTATTTTCTGTCCTCTTACATCGTTTCCATTATAGGAATGGTACTGGATAAGGAATGGCATTTTCCCGTCTACGATAAATGGTTCATCTTCATCTATAACAAACTTTTTAAGTCCTTTTCCTATCCGGTCCATTGTTTTCTTTGCCAGCGGTCGAACCGCACGGATGCCGTACTTTTCTTTGATTTCTTCCGAAGTATCAAAGATGCTCGGGCAAGGCAGAGAAAAATCCAACTGCGTATATGCTCCCACATATGGCTTAAGGAATCCTGCCTTTACCAATTCACTGTCCGCTGGTCCGTGTGTCGGCTCTGGCCAGACAATCGTTTTACCATCGCACCGGGCGATCATGAAAAATCTCTTTCGCATGGTAGGTGCTCCGTAGTCAGCGGCAATCAGCTCACGGAATTGCACTTCGTATCCTAAATCCGTGAGCTGCTGAACGAATTTCTGAAATGTTTCGCCCTGCTTTGCCTTAATCGGATGATGCCCTCTGTTCAACGGTCCCCAAGTCTTAAATTCTTCCACGTTTTCCAGCATAATTACTCTGGGTCTTACAAGCCCTGCCCATCTGCAAGCTACCCACGCAAGACCACGGATATTCTTATCCTTTGGCTTGCCGCCCTTCGCTTTGCTGAAATGCTTACAGTCCGGGGAGAACCAGGCAAGTGCTACAGGATGTCCTTTGCAAGCCTTTACCGGGTCAACTGCCCACACGTTTTCGCAATAGTGCTTTGTATTCGGATGGTTTGCTTTGTGCATCTTGATTGCTTCTGGATCATGGTTAATTGCAATATCAACACTATATCCAGTTGCCAATTCGATTCCGGTTGATGCTCCGCCGCCACCGGCGAAATTATCTACTATCAATTCACCGTTTATCATGGCATCACCTCCAGGACATCTTCCAAAGGGACATAATGCTTCATGTTATTCCCATAATAGACAACAGCACATTTTACCGTTTCTTTTGCTCTTTTCGATACATAAAACGCTTCTGGAATAACTCCGACACCAACATCGCATTCATCTTGATAAATTGCATCAAGATAACCTTTCACAACAATATTCTTATATCCGACAATTACACCGATGAAATTCTTATCAACGTGTTTGAAATAAGTTTTCTCGATATATTCAACATTCTTTTCGACAGTGCCATCATTGTGTCCATCTGCCAGATTATTGTCCATTGCATCAGCAGTTAATGTTTCCCTGTCGAGATACAGCCATCTTCTGTCTTTAAATGGTTTATAGAAGCCTTTACATTTTACTTTATCGAATAATTTCATGGCATCACCACCGGCATAAAATCAAACAATGTCGGCTCATCCACCTCATTTTCCGCCGCCTGCAGGTATCCCACGCCATCACGGAAATAATCAGGATTAAGTTCACATCCCTTGCCGTTCCGGTGCATCTTAACCGCTGTCATAGGTACGGTCATCAGACCGCCAAAAGGGTCATATACCGTATCACCTTCGTTACTATACCTGTTGATAATACGCTCCACAATGTCAAGCTGCAGCGGGCAAACGTGCATCTGCGCCCTCCGCCTGCTCTGTGTAGTGTTGAGTGTCCGCATCCGGTTAATATCGTCCCATACTTCCAACTGATTCCAAGAGCCTGGGGCTACCACCATGAAAGTTGCCGGTAACTTTCCATTTTCATCCAAATCCTCGGCAAGTTTCACATGCTCTGCATAATTGTAAACAGTACCACGGCTATAATCTCTGTATACCTGCTGTAGACTCTCTACCGGAAACTCTTTCAATTCTTCTTTGCTTACTAAACGATTACCGGAACTTCTCCAGTATCCATGAGCATCTATCTGCCACTGTGCCCGTGTATAATCTTCCTTCGATTTCTTTACTGGCACATCCGCATAAGCCGTCGAACGGTCAGTAGGCAGCTTACGGAAAAGTAGGATATATTCCGGGCAGCCAACTCCCATCTTAGAACCATCCTTACACTGCTCTGTCCATCCAAGGCGGTATGTCTGGTTATTCTCCCTGACCACATCCGTTACTACCGTAATCATTCCAAAATACTGGAATCCATATTTCATATAATGCTCAATGCAAAGTGCATGGAATGGTTCTATAGTCGGCATTCCGGTACCGGTGGCATTTCCAAATAAAACTCTGTCTTTCACATGGATTGCTGCCACTCTTCCCGGCTTAAGTACCCGAAGCAGTTCCGGTGTCAGATAACACATCTGTTCAAAAAATCGTTCTGTATTCTGATTATGACCAAAATCATTATAGTTTGCGGAATACTCATAATGATTACCGAATGGAATGGATGTGTGAATCAGGTCAACACTATTACTTTCCATTGCTTTTGTCTCTTCTACACAGTCACCGTAAACAGCTTCATAATGATTTCCTTTTACTGTTCTTTCTTCTCTGCTTCCTTCCACACCCATCTTCCTCTCTAATCGTTCCGCCTTATTTGCGGAGTTTAATCCATATTTCTTTACAATTTCTATCATCTTATCCACCATGTGATTATGATTTTTCCACTTTTCCAGAAGTGCTTCTTTTATCTGCCGCTCATTCTCCATATAGATGATGTCAATCACCACTGGTTCTTTCTGCAAAAAACGATAGCATCTATGTACTGCCTGGATAAAATCATTAAATTCATAATCAATTCCAAGAAATATCTCCCGGTGACAATATCTCTGAAAGTTGCATCCGGATCCGGACAATGATTTTTTTGTAGCAAACAGCCTTGTTTTTCCATTTGCAAAATCAATTACCTTCTTTTCCCTCATGTCATAATCCATAGAACCATAAATATCTACTACTTCTGGAAGTGCTTTTTTAATTGCGTGACGCTCATTTTCCAAATCATGCCATAAAAGGAAATGCTCTTCCGGGGATTCTGCAACAATCCGCTTCATTTCCGCAACTCTCTTATCAATGCTGTCCATTTTTACTGCTGCAGCTTCTTTTAATCCTTCTGCAGCTTCCTGAAACAACTGTATCTGGCCATCTCTGTCAGCTGTATCTCCATAGTGGACAGGTAATTCATGCCATTTTACGTCCAGTGGAGGCAAATCATATCCTTCATCCGAATAATCCGAATTTAAATCTGAAGGTTTCGTGATAAAAAGTGCCCAACTGCTTACCCACATCCAGAATTCATCTTCCATATTTGGATACAACGTCAAATTATTAGCTTTCGTACTGTCTCTTTGAAAGAATCTTGTTAATGCCTGTCCGGTATCCATCACTTCCAGATATCCGGCATAATGTATCAATTCCTTATACTTATTTGGTGATGGTGTAGCTGTTGCCACCAGCTTATACGGTACATTCTTGAATTTATCCAGAAATGTCTGATATGTCTTACTGCCAAAACTCCTTAAAACACTGGCTTCATCCAATGATGTGGCTATAAAGTATTCTGGCCAGATGTCTCCATCCCGGACACGCTCATAATTTGTCAATACAATCTGGCTTGTACTCTTTTCTACTTCTTCCATTGTCCGGCAGTATTCCGGCTTTTCATATCCAAGCACATCTACAGCATCCCTGGTAAACTCCTGCTTTACTCCAAGCGGAAGTACAATCAATGCTCTTCCACCACACTGCTCCGCCGCCAAATGGCAAAATTCAATTTCCTGCACTGTTTTTCCTAATCCAAAAGATTCAAACAATGCACGCCTGCCACCTTTTAATGCCCATATAACAGCATCTCTCTGATGTGGCTTTAATATTTTATTTACTTTTTCTGGCTCTATAACAAATCCACTGTCTGTTGCAAGCTCTATCTTCGATTCTAAAAATTCTTTGTATGTCATTTTCAAAAGGAACCCGATATATCGTTACCCCGGCCGGAGGTTCGGCTCCTTTCTTGAATTTTGTTGCTTTGTGTTATATACTATCTATGCATAAATAGCCAATAATCTCATTGCTTACTATTCTTTTTTCTTGTTGCTCTGTCTTATGGTCGTGTAATCTCAATAGTAACTGTAAATTTAGATTTATTTTTTCTGGAGGTACACTTATGGCAATAATTGACGTATTTAATACAGTTTCGGCGGGTGCAGGTGCGTGTGGGTTTTGCACAGAACCAATGAAACAGGGGCAAAAGGGTGAGTAATATTGGACACCGAGGGGTTCAAATCCCCTCAAACCCGTCATTTCATAAAATCTTCTAAATTCATCTGCCCCATACAATTACCACCAATGGTACTTGGGTCCCAACCTACACCAATATAATCAAGCACTTTCGCCCATCCATAATCATTGCCATCTTTGTCCCTGCACATGTGGAACATCAGATAATCCCACTCTTTCGGATTACTCTCATAGAGCAAATCAAACCGATGCGGTCGTTTCTCCATGTGGATTCCGAAACCGCACATGCTGCAACCGGTACGCTGCGCTTTGGTAGTATAAAGTGTTCCGTCCGGCTTTTTCTCAATTGTTCCATAGATTTCTGGTATTAATGAATCCGGCATTTTAAACTTCTCTGTAATCCGTCCTTCTTTCAAACCTACTTCATAATATTTTTCTTTCAATCCATTTTTCCAAAGACCATCCATTTCCAATGTCAGCTTTAATATATCCTGTCTGCCAAATATGGCAAATGGTGCTGACCTTATTGTTGATGCTCCAAAATAATTGCAGCCATTCATCCGCAGGCTCTTGGCACGTCTGCCGCCCTCAGATGCCATCAGACCTAAATACGGTACGCTGTTATGTTCTTTACCCCAATCATCACAATTTTTTTCTTTGAGATAATAACAGCATTTCGCTGATACCAAGAAATCCGGTTTCTGGAAGTCACATCCTTCGGTTTCATTTTCATAGCCGCCAAACAACTTTAGCCATCTTTGATTAAGCTGCATCTTAGAATTTTTCTGCCAGCCGCCGTATTCTCCGGTTTCCCCGGTAATAATTGCATGACGGACAGTTTTATTTTTCTCTGATGGATTTTGTAGCAATTCTACCTTGGCTGCCACTTCTTTTGAAATGACCGGAAATCCAAATTTCTGTATTACTTTCGCCTTTGTCCAATAAGTACCATCATCCCTTTTCAGTGGTGGTACATTGATAATTCCTAAAGCCTTATGTACCCTCTGTATACTTTTATCTTCCAAAGTGGATGCCGATACTCCCGGAACATCTATTCCGCACACCTCATGGAGAAATATGTATAAAATAATGCTATCCAATCCACCAACTGAAACATGATAATTTAATCCTCTTCCATCACATTCTGTTGCAAATTCCTTTGCTCTTATCTGAGCATATTTTCTTTTAAATTCATACGGCTGTTTTTCTTTCTGCATAAAAGATGCTATCTTCTCATACGTTCCAAGCCGTTCCATTCTTTCCTGTACTGATTCCATTTGTTTTTGGAGTAAAGAGCTCTTTTACGCTGGCCAGCAAACCTCTCACTCCTTTCGATTTATTTTAAAATTTTGTCTAAGCAGGCATTCCAGCCTTTATCAAATCTTCCATTATCACAATAAGCAGGATGATTTGCTTTCTCTGGCAGTTCCCGGAGCGGGCAGAAGTCTGGCTTTTCTCCGTCTGGCAAGATTTTCCCTGTTGCACAGCACAGATACTCATCATCATTTTCTGTCTCATAGCATAACGTGCACATCTGGCACGTCTGCTCCGACATATCCATAACTAATACTGCTTTAGGCATTTTCATTCCCCCTCCTTAATTCACCAAGGCTTTCTTGCAATTCCTCGTAATAATTGATTTGGTCTGTGCAGTGACTATCTAATACATCAATCATTTCTTCTTTCGCATCTTCCAAAGATTCTGCCTGTAAAAAGTCCATGTGCCCATCAATGACAGACTGCCATCCAATTTCTTCACCACAATATACAATGCTTCCTATCGTGACACTTCCGTAATAGGCAATTACATCGATTTGTTTCTTCCAGTCTTCCTGCTCTGGTTCAACTTCTTTCCATTCAAGTTCAGTCATGCCTCACTCTCCTTCCTGCACAGGTATTCCAGTACCTGCATCCTCTATCACATTTTTTGCCTTTCTCGTATTTACACATTGCCAGCCTTCTTTCCATACCGGGCATTCATTGTCCGCCATTCCCGAAGCATCTGAGGTGTGAATCTTGATAATGACCGGTCATAATAGCTGCTCTCAGATTCTTCTCCAACATATCTCTTGAATGTGTAAACACCTTTGTATTTCAGTTGCCGGCGAATGTATTCTGTTAAATTTTGCTTTCTAAATCCAAGCTGATTACAAATCTCCTTACTGGTGACTTTCTCCATGACCAGCTCGCCATCTTTGAATACGTTGTAATAATATTTTGCCATTCTATCAGCGTCCCTTTCTGCATCTTCTGTCTACGTCATCTAAATGTGCCATTATCAGCCTTTTAGCATATTCTGCAATTTCAGTCTTTTTGTATTTCTCATAAAGTTTATTTGCCTGTTTTGTCAGTTCTTCAAAAAAAGCATCTTCGTTATCAGCTTCATAAAACTGCTGTCGAAATTTATAATAGTCATTAAAAAATTGCCATTCCTCAGAACCTTTTTCAAACTTTTTACTTGCCATACCCGGCCGCCCCAACTATCAAATGGAGTATCCGCTGCGTCCATGAATTCCTGCTTATTTCGTTCAGAATTCTTTACATGTAGCAGAAATTTATCGAAATCTTCCATGCGTTCTTCAAATCTCATATGCTCACCATCGAATTTAAGTCCCTCTTTCATGTTTTCGCCTTGCCGTTGTTTCTCCACTTTCAAGCCTTTATATTTCTTATCTTCCGATATGTTCCACAAAAGAATAATATTCGATGCGTCCTGCTCAATATCTCCGGATTCTCTAAGTTCTGACATGGTAGGTTCTTTCGTATCTCTTATTTCAGATGTTCGATTCAACTGTGATAGAAGTATAATTGGTACATGCAATTCCATTGCCAAAGCTTTAACTGCCTTAGAAATATCTCCAACCTCTGATGCTCTATTAGCAAATTTCCTGTCTGCTTTAATTAACTGTAAATAGTCAATAATAATTACATCAAACTGCTGATGCCGGCTTTCTACTTTAAGTTCTCCCACGGTTTTAGAACCGGTTGAAATCAGAACATTGTAGTTTGACATTTCTTCATTGGCTTTATCAAAAGATTCCTTTTCACCACCAAGAAAGGATTTTGCCCTTCGAACACGCGTCAAACTTATTTCGGACAGCCTTGAAACAAAACGCTCGTATACCTGGCTTTCATTCATTTCAAGGTTGAAATAACCAATTTTATAACCTTTTTTTGCCATCTGTCCAATCACTTGTGTTACAAAAGCAGATTTTCCAACACTAGGTCTCGCACCAATTACCGTTACATCTCCACCCTCAAGACCACCAAGGCAATCATCTAATTTATAAAATCCGGTTTTTAGCAGTTTCTCGCCTACATGGTCATTGAAATAATTCTCTTTGCATTCCTGGACAATCTGCTTTAATGATTTAGCTTTCAGAGTTTCATTCTCCTGTAGCTTTTCAAGTGTTATTAAAACTTCCGCAATTGTATTTTCTATATCACATGGCATAAGGCTCACTCTCTGAAACAACTCTTTTGCCGTTCTAGTCTTATAATCCTTTGAAATGGTTATCGCATAACTTTTAATTGATACTGATGTTGGTGTTAATAACACACATTCCTTTAATTCTGCTGACACCTGCTCCGAAGACCACTTGTGATTCTCCATTGCCTGTGACAGTGACATAAGATTTATATCCTCACCACGGTCATAAAGTGCAAGTATCTGTCTATATGCATCCTGACAAAATTCAGATCCAAACATATCTGGTCTTAAATTTGAATAAATCTGCGAAAGTGAATCGTTATCAATCAGTATGCTTCCAATCACACCCATTTCTGCTTCGGTCAACTATCATCACCTCGCTGCCTTTTCTCCACTATAGAAACCCAATAGTCACATTCATTTATCAACCAATCATTATACTTTGGAAGAAATCTGAATCGAGTATCTTCCGGATTCCGCTCCGTGTAATCTTCCAGATATAATTTTGTTGCTTTATATATCAGTTCCGCTACTTCTTTCTGATTTTCTTCAAGCACGTTGCTTAATTTTCTAAGCCAATACTGTCTGGCCAACACTGCACAACTTTTTTTGGGGTACAAATCAAAAGTGTCATTCCATGCCTTTTCGCCATCAAAAGAAAATGTGCTTTCTTTTATATTTTCTTTCTCTATATCTGTATCTATATCTTTCTCTATATCTATCTCTACATTGCAATTTTGTTGCAGTTTGTTGCACTCCGTTGCTACACTGTTGCATTGCAACATTTTTTGTGCATTTTCCCTAGATTTCCGACTTCTACGAGTGCTTGCAGTCTCACTTCCTAGGTTATCCTGCACAAAAGGCAACTTGTACTCAATAGAATCAGATGTTTCCAGTAACCCACATGATAAAAGATACTGAATCGTTACTTGTACGTTGATTTCGTCCTCATCAATATCAAGGGCAATCTCCTTGTAAAATTCATCTTCCAAACCGGAATACTCTAAGTAGCCGCCCTTTTTCAGTGACAATAGCTGCATCTTAAGGTAAATAATCGTGTAAGTATCACCACCAGCCATCTTCCGGAGTTTCTTGATCCGTTTACTGTCAAAAAAATCATCCATCAGCTTAAGCCAGTAGTATCGCTTATTCTCTGCCATTCTCACTACCTCCGAGCAATTCAACAACCTTTTCTCCGGCTTTCTCTGGTCGGCAAAATACAAATTCTACGCCATACTTAAGCTGCATTGTAAGCATAGCTTTTGCTAATGTTTTACCGGAAGTCGGTTCTGCCTTTGGTAAAGTGGTATTAAGCCATTTCCCTTCTCTATGCATATAAGCAATACGATTGTATCTATGTAATCTTGGATTCTGCCACTTAAACACGTCATCAATAGTATTTACGCCGTCTGTGTTCTCCACAAGCACATATAGCTTAATGCCGTTGTTCTGCGCTAAAATGCACTCGTCACGGAATCTTGGATGCGCCTTGCCACAAATATTGCCTACAATTTCCTGCATATCCTTTTTGGTATCCACAGAGACATCATAACTTCCAAGAAAATCCATTTTCTTAACTTCCATCTTTCTTGCAGTCTTACGCTTAATAACATCCAGCACCTTATCCGTGGCAATCACATAATCACCAACCGGAAGCGGCGTGCGCAAAACCTCTATGTCATGGCAGTCAAAGTAGCGGTTCTTAAGAATATGCTGTCCCTCTTTCTGTCCTTTGTCCTCAATCAACATCATCGTTACATTCACTTCCTCTCAAATACCCTTCTGACATTACAGAATGGCTAAATTAGGATTTTTATTGTTTTGGTTGATACTTTTTACCAACCATACAGTTTTCATTGATAGGCGGTCACACAAAGCAACCGCCAAATCATACTTAATTGAATGGTAATTCCTCATCAATTCCGTCAGGGATATTCATAAATCCATCGCCATCCGGTGCAGGTTCCGGTCTATCTACAGACTGGTTGTTCTGTGAAGCTGCTTTGCTCTCTGCAAATTCGCAGCTTTCAACAAGACAATCATTGGTATACACCTTATTTCCATCCTTGTTTGTATAGCTGCCGGTCTGCCAGCTACCAACAATAACAACCTTTGTTCCCTTACGTAGATATTTCTCCACAAACTCTCCATTTTTCCCTAATGCCAAACAGTTGATGAAGTCTGCGCTGGGCTGTCCTTCCTGTTTAAATCTACGGTCTACAGCAAGAGAAAACCTCGCAACTGCCGTTGTTCTTTCGCCTTGTGAATATCTAATATCCGGATCCCTGGTTAGTCTTCCCATTAAAATCACTTTATTCATTTGCTTCTTCTCCTTTCTTAAGCTCTTCAAGTGCCTTATAGAACTCACTACCCTTAATCTCCTCAAAGCCATCATATTCAGGTGTAATACTACTTCTTGAAGTATTCATTCTCAGATACATCTTGCCATCATACTCGAATCTCGAAACATCATAGCCACCCCTATGTAATTCTTCGAAATAATCTCCCTCACAAATCGGATGATTATTGATTACAATGTTTCTCTCAATACATAAGTTCTGAAACTCTTTTAATGTCTTGCTATTGGCTCTGAAACTTCGCATTTTTATATCCGAATCACAAAACCACTTGGTCGGCTTTAATAATTCATTACCGAATTTTTCATTGTTTTCCTTGCAATCCTCAATATATAAGCGGATACGGCTCTTTTCAGATTCATGGAAAGGTTTATTAACTGAACCATCACCACAAATATCATAGGATTGACCTAAAATTTCCTTCCTCTCAAAGAACTCTTTTGCTAATTTTCGTCTTTCCTCTGAATGGATTCTGAAATCACTAATTTCTTTCAGGAACTGTTCATTGGACACTATATAGAATTTTTCCATGATTCTCCTTTCAAAACGGGCAAAGGTTCATATCAACTTCCAATCCTTTGCACGCAACATAAACATTTGCTCCATATTTAACTGTTTCTTCTGTCATTTGTTTGAATAGTGCGGGATTACCGCTTTTATCTGATAAGTGTATTAGAACGACATTTCTCAATGCCGGGTTATCGTTAGTAGAAATAAATTGAAGTGCCGTATCAAGGCTCATGTGACCTCGTAGGCGGTGTTCGTAGTTCGGCTCGTCCCGATTGACAAATTGCATATCGTAGTTTGCTTCACAAAGAATGTGATTTACCATCTGGCTTGAAAAATCGTATTTACAATATTCCAAGTCGGTCAAGAATAACAACTTACCCATTTCCTCATGCTTGATTAAATAGCCATAGCACTCAATTTCTGTGTCATGCGGCACATTGAACGGTACTACTGTAAAACTGCCGATTTGGCACGATTTGTTAGGCGAGATGGCTGTCGTGTGCTCTCCAGTAATGACTTCAAGTGCGGTCTGCGTTTCAAATGCCGTATAAACCGGGATGCCAGACTGCATGAAATCTTTTATGTAGCGTGCATGGTCTCCTAACCATGCTCATGTGAGACGATACATCCAGCCACATCAGAAATACGCCAATCAATCATTTTCTTGAAGTCCATGAATTTCACACCTGCTTCAATAGCAAGAATCTCACCACTGCTGCTGATTAAAGCGTAACTGTTGCCTGCTGACGATGAACCGCAACAACGCATAAGCATTTAAACCACCTCACTTTCCTTTAACTTCCAAATATATCCACCTGCTTGTTTTCTTATTTTCCCAGGTTTATATTCTTCTTTGTTTGCCACCTGTAAAATATTTCTTTGACAAATTCCAGTAAGCCTGCTTGCGATTTGCCCGTTTGCATATTCGGCAATAAAATGCCCATCTGTATCATACTGCAAAACATGCTTTGGTTTTTCAAACTTATTGTAATTCATTATCCCGGTATTGATTTGTGGGTGCTGTCTCGATGTTTCTATTCGGTGATTCTTTGGATGTATGATTTCAAGGTTGGTAACAACATTATTCTGTTTATTGTCGTCAATATGGTGAACGTGGTAACCATTAGGTATTTCTCCTATAAAAGCCTCTGCCACCAACACATGAATTCTAGTACAACGTCGCTTTTTCTGAATTGGATCATAAAGGACAACACTCAAGTATCCTCCCTTTTCGTTCTTTTCAGAAAGAATATAACCATCAGAATATTTTTTGAAACTCTTCAATCTTCCAAGGTTTGATACTTGATATACACCCTCAAAACTCTTTACCCATTTCCATTCTTCAACCAATAGACCACCTCACTTTCCGAAAAATTCTTCTCTTACATCAACAATACTTCGTGTCTGCCCTAACAACTTCCGGTTGTGCTTTGCCCTCTGCTCATTGTTGCAAATAAACTGCTTGCAGATTTCCGGTCGAACCGGATAGATTCTGCATTTCTCGCAACTCTTTCCGGTATCAAGGAACGGACAAGTCATGTCATAAGTTGCTGTTGTCGGTGCGATATGTTGACACTCTTTAATATGCTTCTTGCGGATATACCGGCGAATAACATCAATTTCCTTTTGGCTCATGGGAAGTAAGTTACTGCAACAATTTCCGCACTGGCTGCATTTCCCATCCTTGCAAAAGTTGTAGATATTATCAGCCATACCTTTCTGAACTGACTCTAAAAATGAAATAACTTCCATAGGCACCACTACTTCATGAAATCCGGTACATCGTCATTCTCAACGACTTCACCTTCAACTTTCTCTGGTTCTGCCATTTTCGGTTCTTCTACGGTTTCTGCAACTTCCGGCTCAACCGAGAAATCTTCTGTATTTGCATTTTCAGAAATATCATGCTCCACATCCATTAAAGTTCTATCATCCATTTCTGTTGATTCTACATTGTCATAAGCATCATTAAGCATCTGTGTTCCATATGTACGGATAATGTACTTTAACGCACGATTCTTTACCGTTTTCATTGCCATCTGGTCTGTGAATTTCTGATGCGTACCAGAACCATTTTCTTTATAACCAAATCCCTGTTTCCAAGCCTGCTTAATCATAGAAATATTCATCAGTTCCACATACTGGCTATCATCATCCATAGTCACGATTGCGTATGCACCAATAATCTTGTCGGTGTTGATGTTCATGAAATCCTGCGTATGGGAATCAATCACAATTCGGGCGTTCTCGATATGGTATTTAAACTCGTCTCCCTCATAGATGCACATTGCATCAATATTCTTCATGCCATAATTCCTTGCAACGCAGGTGTTACCATAGACAGATACCTGACACTGCAGCTTACCACCATAGGCTACCGGATAGCACTGCTTTTTCTGCATGGACAATCCCATGGTAACCATATCCATGAGGGTGTTCGCGATAGATACCTGTGAACAACTTTCAAGTACGCATTTCTTATTGTTATCCTGCGTCTCCTTCAAAATGAGATATGCCCCCATTAACTCGTTGGCATAGTTATATCCCTTAGGAAAAGTAAGACCAAACTTCTCCTTTTGCTGCAATTGCGCAACCAAACCATCCACAAATGCATTATTTACAACAAGGCTCGCCTGCTCTTTTCCTTTTGTTGCTACTTCCTGCTTCTTTGTTTCTGCCATAATTATTTTTCCTCGCTTTCTTCAAATTCTTTTAACTGCTCCGCTAAATTCTTGCACTCATCCGCAACATATTCTTCGGTGCGGATAACATCATCAATCGGATATTTACTTTCAACCATTTTTCGTAGTTGATACTCTTTTATATGGCCCGGAAACTTCTGTATCGCATAATCCAAATCCGACTTATCTCCTGCATGTCCGCAATCAAATCCAAACCACCACAAATCACTTTCGATTGGATAATCTGAATGTTCTCCACCGCCTGCGTATGTAATACCACCGTGGCACTGGAAATATGCTTCAATGCGAATTCTTTCATCTTCATCCATGCAAGCACCAAGCAAAGGGAAAATTCCACTTACTTCTCTGTCACCAACATCGGATTTCTTAATTTCAAGGTAATCACTGTAATCCTTTCCGTATAACGGATGGTTCTTTGGGATACCGACATAACCGCATCTGTGGCCAATAGCGCCAAATATCACAATACATTTGTAGCCTGCGTGTTCAAACTCGCGCTCGACAATATACCGTTTCTCTGGTTCCTCATACTTATTTACAACTGCCACCTTATCAGCACCATAGGTCTCCACCCACTTCATATCAACTGATTCATCTGTAACCGTCAGCTTTGCACCTTTGGCATTTACAACCGTGTCACCGGCTTTTACATCATCTACGGTGCGGTATGTATAACTTCTGATGCTGTTTGGAAATTTTGCTTTGATATAATTCACTCTAATACCTCACTTTCTTCATTTTTTATTGGCATATTCAATGTGACTGCAACATCTCTGATAAACTCATCCGGAATGTAAATCCCTGCCTGTACGCATATTGCATACTGTACCTTTGCAATGCTTGCAATATCAGAACCTTGCTTTTCCATTGTCTTTGTCAGAACCTTAAGCAAATTACCCAACCCGCCATGCGATTGCGGTGTTTTCCTTGTTGACATGCTCCGAATTTCTTGAATATCTGCTTTCATATTTTCCATGAATCTATTTCTCCTATCATCGAACCATTTTTCAAATACATTCCACAGTTCTAAGAAACAGTCCGTTTTAAGTATTGCATCTTCGATACTGATGCATCTTTCCGAAAGAAACAGGCTTATTATCTGTCTTGCGTGCTTTTCAAAATATAATTCGCACTTGCCTTTCAGAAAGTACCGATACCCGGAACCGAATCTGCCACCAAGAAAAGAAAACGAATAAAACGTGTTGCCTTGAAAATATGTATCGTATTTCACATCCCACTCGGTGAACATAGGTTCTTCGCCCTTTCTATGTACCAAGCGCATAACACATTTCTCATTAAATACTTCTTCGCACATGGTTTTGAATGTAGCCATGCAAATCCTTTCAGTTCCAGGCTCAAGCGTTTCCCCTGCTTCTATGTATTTGTCAATGATTTCGATTGCCTTTGCATTTATTGGATAGTCCATATCACATAGCTTCAACTTTCAACTGCTTATCCTCGGAAACGCTCAAAAGAATTAACTGTGCATCCATATCCGGCACATTGAACTCATTCAGCGATTCCGCGTTATCAACGAAAATCGGCACGCTTACACCGTATAACTCACTAAGAGACTGAATAATATCAAGTCCTGCTACGATTCTGTGACCACTGTTCAAAGTCGAATACGGAACGCCATTTACTGTACACTCACAACAGTCTTTCATGCCGCCATTTAACTGAATTTCGAAGAGTTTGAAATTAACCGTTTTGAAATGACTGTTGATAGAATCTGAAACCTTGTCCAACTTATATCTGATGAACGATTCTAAAAGATAAAGCATCTGTTCCTGGTCTGCAACTTTCTGTCCGATTTCTTTCTGCTCTGCCTGCAGCTGTGCAATGCGCTCATCAATTTCAACATTCTTAGCAGCCTGTGCAATGATTGTTTTTGCATCTTCTAATGCAGCTTCCAATTCTAATTTTTTCGATTCTAATTCCGATGTATCAATGCTGTTTGCTCTCGCAGAATCAATCTGTGACTGCAAATCAGTATTTTTCTTCATCAATGCTTTGTAGTCCTCATTGGTGCTCAAATCAGCTTCTTCCGGCAACTCTGATAGTTTTTTTATACATTCATTTTTAATTTTCATCTGTTCTGTTTCCTGCTCACGAAGTTCTGGAAGTTTCTTTTCTGCATCTTCAATATCAGATTTCATTATTTCAATTTCTGATTTCTTATCAGTACCAAGAGAAGCAATCCGGTTCAATTCTGCAACCTTTTGATTGTTAAATGATTCTCTTATTGTTTTTAAGCGTTCTGCAGCATCTTCTTTTGCTTTTGCTTTTTTCTCTTCAAAATCAGTCTTCAACTGCTCAATTTTATCTTCTGGCAACCGCTGTCCACATAATGAACAGACTGTAGTTGATTCATCAAATTTCCACTTAGATTCATCAAACAGGTACGATGATTCATCAAAAGTCTTTTCCTTTTCACTCATATACTGCTTTCCAAGTTCTGCTTTTTCGCTTTCCAATGTAGGAATTCTCTTTTTCTTTTCAACAATTTCACTTTCCAGTTTTGTAATCTGTTTATGTAAATCATTGAATTTTATTGTTGCTTCATCCTTTCTGTCATCCAACGACCGCCGCTCTTTAATAAGTGATTCATTTGCCTTGCGCTTGCAATCATTAATTTCAAACTGTAATTCGAATTTCTGCTGCTCTAAATCATCAATCACCTTGGATGAAGATTTCATCTGCAACTCAATTTCTTTAATCTGCCGTTCCAAATCAGTCTTTAATAACTCCTGCTCTGCAGTATCCACATCAACCTTGGATTTCTCGGCTTCATCAATACGGACCGGAATTTCAGCCTGTTTTTTCTTCCATTCTGTAAGTGCTTTGGAAAACTTAGCACGAATATCGTCTGTGGATGGTGCTTTTTCCAATTCACTAAGCAATGGAGCATACTGTGAATCTGTCTGTGCAAGTTCCATATCTGAAACCTCTGCTATAAGTTTTATTAAAATATCTCTCTGCTCTTTCCATTTCAGAGAAGAAAAATACTGTGGATTGGTCAGTAACTTGAACATATCTTCACTCTGCGACAGCTCGGAAACATATGCCTTGAAATCAGCTTCACTTTTCGGATAACCATCAATCTCATATGAATTTGGGTTCCCCTGCAAAGTCACGGTGTCGGTTCCACGCTTCTTAACCCAGTTCTGCTTCTGCACCTTAGAAAGCATTACTTCCTTGCCTTCCACGTCCAATACACCTACAACCTTGATTTCTACGTTATCAATTTTCTTACCGTCCTTGTCCAAAGGCCTAACATTAAACTTTTCCTCTCCTGCACTATTCTTGTTAAAAAGCAACCAGGTAAAAGCATCAAAGATAGTTGTTTTTCCGGCTGCATTCTGCCCCTTAATACTTGTTTTATTTGAGAAATTCACTTCAAGACTTTTAATTCCTTTAAAATTCTCAATGTGTAATGATTTTAAAATAATTCGCATAATTTTATTCCTCCAATTCCTGTTCCAGTCTTAAATGAAATAAGCGTAATAAATTTTTGTTTGTGGTGTTGTCATATGATAAATACTTTTCTATTGCCGTTCTATTTCCTTTTTTCATTAATGTGTTAAAAGCATTGCGAATTGAATGTTCAACACAACGCCATGTAATGCCATATTTTTCGGCTATCTGATTGTATGTTGCGGTCATATTCATATAATCGTTTTTTCTTTCATGATATAATTCCATGGCGTCTGCAATATAATAAAATCCTTTCAAGCTAGCCGACATTCCCATCTCAATCAATGCATTAATTGCTCTATTTCTCATCAGAAATCACCTCAATTCTTGATGCTGAAATCTCATATGCTCTTCTTTCTTCTTCCTCACCATTCGAATGATGCTTGATATAATCCCGACTCTGGATGCGTCCAGTAATTTTTAAATGTGTTCCAAGCGGAAGTCCAGATGCATGACGTGCATTTCTACTCCAGCAGATACAAGGAATGTAATCAGATTTGCTATAGGAACGGTTTACTGCCACCAACAAGTCTGTAATTTCTCTTCCAAGTGGAGTCTTACGATAAATCGGGTCCTTACAGATGTAGCCATCCAGAATAATCTGATTGCTCTTCATCTCCTCTGTCTCTTCTTCAATAAACTCAATCTCCCGGACGAATACGGAGAGAACCAGCCGGTTCTTAAGTTCCTCATGTCTGTTATAAGAACGGAACTGTCCGGTTACATGAATGATTTCACCAATATGATTTGTATTTACATCAATCAAATATTCCGAAATCAAAAGTGGTAAGTAATCAATTGTTTCGCTCATTCGTTTTACAGCTAAATCAACAAAATAAAAACTTTCGCCATATACCTCATGGCTAAATCTGAAATCAGACACAATTTCGCCTACAAGTTCTACATTATTATTCTCTAAAAGTTTGTCCATGTTTGAAATTCTCCTTTAAGTATGTTAAAATAGGCGCAAATAGCTTATGCTATTGCTTTGATTGGGAATCCTCTGCTTTGGTCGGTTGTGGGATTCCTTTTCTCTTTTTGTATATTTCTTTGATATATTCATTAGCCAACTGACGTTTGACTGATTTGGTGTTTCCCATGTATTTCTTCAAGTTCATACGTCCTTTCCATTATCCCCAATGCATATGTTGTATAATCTGCAGCATCTCCACGGCTTACCGCATTTTTGGTGCCATTGTATACCATAAGAACCGTTCCCATGTCCTCATATTCACTAAATAGCTCTGCCAGATAATCACACCCCACAAGTATATTGCTGTATGGATCATATAAATCTGTCACACCAAGTTTCTTCATACGGTCCATGTGATACTTCTCATAAATCTGCATCAAACCTTTGCAATTACCGTTTGATGCATTAGCCTGTCCACTACTTTCGTGTTCAATGATTGCCATTACCATTTCCGGGCAAAGATGATACTGATTTGAAATTGTATTAATATAAGGAAGAAACTCATTACATATCCATGTGTCTGCCGGTTCCGCTTCTATCTTCAAAGTCGAGCCAGACAATGTCATTGTCACTACTGCAACGATAAGTGCGACTATCTTTCTCAATGATTTTCTCTGCATCTTTAAAACTCCTTTCCAGCACTGCACCTAATGCTAAAATTAATAATCCAAAAATAAATGGAATGGCTACTATCGGATTTTCGGTAATATCGCAACTCATGCTTGTGAAAAGAATTGCCATTCCGACGGCTTCCACAACAAATGAAATTTTTTTAATTTTCATATAATTCACCTTTTTTCTTTTTTTCCAGTAAAATGTTTCTCGTTTACTGCAATTCCATATCCCATGGCGTTCGTTCATCCTTTCCTCCTCCATATTTAATTGCCATTTCTTTCACAATAGCCGTATAACCTTCGTTTTTTATAGGCTTAATACCAATCCGAGACAAAAGTACCGAGCAATTCGCTTATTACAATATCTACGAAATGCATTCCGCCATCTGCATCTTCCATGCAATATGTAAAGAGCATAGCTGGTGTATAAGTTCCAGTCGCCGTCTGTATTTTTACATCACTTACCGAAACCTCATATCTCATTTCTTCATTTGTAAAGATATTTCTAAGCGTTTCTGCTGAATCGACTTTTGCCAAATACACACTTTCGCCACGAATTACCCTTGAATTGATTTTTTCGTAATTAAATTCACTCATTTTCGTTTTCCTTTCCCATAAGCAAGCGGAATGTTTCCTTTCCTTTTGGAGTAACAAACATTTGCTGTCCTGCCCATCCGTTATTTTCATTGTGTTTGTCCTTTAATACGAACAAACCATTGCCACTTTCTGCATATTGAGCATATGGTCTTAATTCCCGATTCTTTCCCTGCCGAAACACATATCCATTAGAAATAAGGAAACTAACAAATGCCCTTTCTCCAATTCCCAACTCTTTAGCGGTATCTCGAATATTAGTATTTAATTTCTTGTCTACCAGCGTGTCAAAATAATCAGCTTTTGGTTTCATCTCGATTACCTGTGTCTTAAGGCTGTCAATCGTCTTATCTGCAAGCTTAAGTGCTCTCGCCATAACTTGTTCCGGTGTGTTCCATGCCTTTTCAAGGTCAATGAGATATTGACGTAACTGTTTTCCCTTTTCGGTTCTCTGGAGCATGCAAATCTGTTTTGCCATATCAATAGAAACTTGATAATCAGAAATTTCCCTTTGCACTTCTCTTGTACCTTCGGTTTGAACCCGTACTTTTTTGTTCGGGGTTGAATAATCTTCTCCTTGAACAAATCCATACATGCAATATCTTTCAAACCATTTACTAAATCTTTCTGTTCCCTTTACTCCACCGTCCTGTGACAGCAAATCATACAAATCTCTTGCTGACACTGTTTGTGTTTCAAAATTCACTTTTACAAGTTTGTTCATTCTTCTCCTTTCCGGATTTTTTGCAATAAAAAAATCCAACTACCACTTCGATAGTTGGAAAATATGGGTTGTCTCTATTTCGCTTTATTGTATCAACTGGCAAAATTTGATTCCTGCAAATTTCGTCGATAACAAAATATGGCATTTTCACAACTATCATTTTTAATTTTTTCCGGCTGACTTCTCGTAGCCATTTCGTAAAGCGAAACCTATCTTAAAAAAGTGTCAACCTTTTCGGTATCTGTCATATTAAGAAAGTTTCCCAAATCTTCGAGCTCTTCAATAGAAAAAGATGTTTTGCCATTTATTTTAGAATTGAACGATGTCACACTTTTCCCTATTGAATTTGCACACTGAATATAATTCTTCTCACATTCTCGAATAATTCCTTTTAGCTTTGACAGATTCATTTTTAATCTACTTTTTTCACGATACACAGTAATACATTGTCATTTCCTTGATTACCAGTTCATAAGCTGGTCTTAGATCTTTGTCATTGGCAATTATATAAATTTTATTAATCTTATCCAGTTCAGACTTCTTAATATCCGGTCTTTCTTCCAATGCTCTACCCTTTGCTTTTTGAACCCGATCATCAAGACGACAGTTTCTTTTCTGTTTTAGCCTTTCATAGCTTTCAGTTCGTGCAAGAGAATAATTCTTGCTCCTGCCATATCCCTTATCAAACTTCGGGCTTTCTGCAATCTGTGCAATACGGTCATTCGCCCATCTCTGAAAATCTTCTGCATCATCAGTTTTCTGAAATGTGTCCACGATGGCATTCTGCTTCCGCTCTACACGGTCCAACTGCTCTGCCTGTCGTTTCTGTTCCAGTTCCATTTTCGCCTGTCCATCAGCGATGGCGTAAAACATTTGCATCTGCGGCGAAAGCTGTGAACGGTTGATTGCCATTTCCTTGGCCTTGTCCTCTACTGTAATGAAATACTGTCTGGCAACCTTTCCTTTTGAAGAATGGGATTCCATAGACAAGTGTTTTGCGAAGTCCGTTGTAAGGCGATAATCCTTGCAATTATTACCGTTCGACACAATGTCGAACCCCCACCAGTCCTTGCTTTCCTCATAAAACTCATTGGATTCAATATTAGTTTTCGCCCATCTTGAAAACTGCCCTTGTGCAAGTTCTAAAAAATCATACAAGGCTCTTGCCGTAGTCATTCCATTTTCGTCAACACCAAGTACAATTTCGATTGGCGTCTGCATTTTGCCTGTTTCCAATTCATTCATCCTCCATTTGTTCATCATTGTCCAACAATTCTGCAATCGGGACACCCAGTACCGTCGCAATCTTTTCTAAAGATTTAAGATTCGGCTTACTTTTGTCCCAGCGACTAATTGTGCCGTTTCCAATTTCAGCTTTGTTTTCCAACGCAGCTATACTTAAACCTTTTTCTTTTGCTATTTTTTTTACTTTTTCTAGCACTTTTAGACCTCCATTTCTCTAAATTTAGACTTTTCTCCTTGACAATATTTAGAGAATACTCTAAAATATACTTGTCCAGAGTTAATATTTAGAGGTATCTCTTTTTTATTTAGAATTAAGTCTAAATAAAGTATATTGAGTTATCTCTAATTTGTCAAGCATTTTTTAGACCTTTTTCTAAATTTATTTTTGGAGGTAATTATGGATAGCGTTGAGTTGGTAAAGAAATTGTGCAAAGAAAAGAAAATACCTATCTCGAAATTGGAAACCTCATGTGGGTTCGGGAATGGATATATAAGAAAATTAAAAGAGGGAAAATTTCCGTCAGATAGACTAGTAAAAATTGCAGAGTTTCTAAATGTGACAACAGACTATTTGTTGGGAAATACTATTTTTTCGATATGCCCTGTATGCGGATTTGGAGACGATCCTCTTTCAACACAATCAAGAAAAGAACATGAGTTATTCCATCAGCGATTTTTAAAGATAAAAGAAAAATACCCTTTCTTTAAACCGTATTCTATTGCTGATAAAGAGCGTACTGATAGTATCTTTGAATTTAGAAGTTATCGGAATAGTTTAGAGCAGAAAATGACTGCGTTTGAAAAATATTTGCAATCTTCTTTTTCAATAGAAATTAATCGCAACGATTACATTATAGATAATTTAGACTATAAAGAGTTTTGCAAAACAGAAGTGAGTGCCTTACATGAAGATGATTGTATTTCTCAAGAATTAATAGATGCACTTATTGATAAATATGGAATAGACAGAAACTTTCTCGCTGGGAATGAATATCTATTAGCGAGAATAAGCAAAAATCCACAACTGATGCGTCTACTTGCTTATGCGGAAAAATTAAACCCAGGAATGTTAAATATTCTTGAAGTTCAAGCGAAAGCATTATCCGAGCATAATGCCAAAGACCAGGAGTAGCCTTAGTTGCTACTCCTTAATTTTTCTCTTACAAACGAATAGAACCAACGCAGTTTGTAATTTTCATTAATACCATCAAATATTTTTCGTAGTTCTTCTCGATATTCTTGGTTTGACATATACGTGTTTTCTTCTTTCACAATGTTTTCTTTAGAATTCATAAAAAATCTCCCTCTCCTGCTGTATATTTGCGATTTCATCGGTGACATAATCATTGTATAAAATAAAAAAAGTTTTTTCTCCCCTATTTCGACCATTTTTTTATTTTTTTTAAAGAAAAAGCTATTAAGCTAAATAATTTTTCCGCTTTCTCCCCTGTTACTACATATGATCATTATATTATATTTTCCATTATTTGTCTTTACTTTTGTGAATTTGTCCACGGTTGTGGACAAGACTCTTTATTTAGGCGCATATTTATACTCCGAATCGAATAAATCCACGATTCCAATATCCAATGCTGCAGCAAGTTTTTCAAGCTGAGAGAGCCTTGGCGAATATCTTTCATTTTCAATATTGTTGATTTCAGATTTACTAATTCCAGATAAATTTGCCAGTTCTCTAGTGGTAATATTTCGTTCACTTCGAATATTCCACAATTTCATTTTTGCCATACTACTACCTCCACCATTTGTGTATATGTAAGTAGTATGTATGAAATTGAAAAAAATAATATTAGACTTCCTGCTGACTTATTTCAATCATTTTCCACTCATGCATGGAATAATTGTATTGAAGCGTAAAGGCTTTCTCCATGCCATATATAATGGCTGTACATTGGTACTTAATTCCAATAAGCCTTGTCAAATCTTCTCTTTTTAAAATTTTATCTATTGTGACAGATACTATACTGCCATCTATGTCTTTGAACCGGAACCGCATTGGCGTTATCTTTCCATCCGTATCAGTGCATGAAATCATCTGAATCGGGATGCTGGCCCTTAGAATACTATTCAATGTGTTTTGCTCCTTTTTTCTTTGGTGTCTTTATTATATATTCGAACATTTGTTTTGTAAATAGTAAATTTCTACTAAAAAAAGCCGGCAAAGAGCATCCTATAATAATACTCTCTACCGGCTCTATCATATTTCTATAATGATTCCAATCCTGCTTTCCAAGAATTCTTTCCTACAATGCCATCCGGGGTCAGTCCATGATTCTTCTGCCAAGCAATTGTCTTACCTTCTGTTCCACTGCCAAATCTTCCGTCTGGATTTGCTCCAACAATAATCTGCCATACCTTTACTGCATTACCTTTACTGCCTTTTTTAATTACTTTCATATTGTAATCCTCACTTTCCGCTTTTGATGTACTTGTTGCCGGTGCCATTGCAACTGTTTTATTAAACAGTGCCCACTCTGCTACTCTACGTCTTCTAAGACCTGCCAGAACTTTTCCATTTGCCTTGCAGTACTGCAGCATGGATGTAGCAATCTGGGATGCAGTTCGTCCAGCGCACAATTTCTTAAGATTGCCCTGTCCAAGATTAAAAGCAAAGCTAACCAGTGCATCAAACTGATTCTGATTAAGGCTTTCTGTAATAGGAACATACGCTGCACTATTGACATATTTTTCAAACTTTTCACAGTCCTGTTTTAAGTACGCGTCTGCCTGTGCCTGTGTGATGGTCATACCTTTTTTTACTCCGGAAGTATGACCATAGCCAATCGTCCATACTCCGGCAGCACACTGATAGGCAGTAAGCCGACATCCCTCAAACTGCTTAATTAAATTAAGTCCTGTCTGTCCAATTTTTCTATTTGCCATCTTTATTACCGCCTTTCTCTAACAACTGCTTAAATAACTGATGCAGTCCTGTGCTTGCTAGACCGCTGAATAAGCCACTTAATAAGATAGATGCTGTAACTGTCCATCCGTTAAGCCAGATTGCCAGAATAACACCAATAGCAGCGCAAATGGTAGGGATATATTTATTATCTACATCATTAATCCACTTCTTTACGATATATCCTACACACAAGCAAATTCCTACAATCACAGGCACCATAAATTCTGTTAAAAATCCTAAATCTGTCATATTTAAATCCTCCAAATCATAAATTTTGCGCAATTAAAAAAATCAACCCAGATGCCAGTGCTCCGGCAACCGTGCTGATTATTGCTGTTACTGCTGTGTTCTTATATTTCTTTATATCCTCTGTAGGTGCACGCTCCATTTCATCCACCCGGCTATCTATACGGTCCACCTTTTCATCCAAGGCACACACATTTTCATTCGTATGTTTTACTTCTTCCACGAGCTGCACCATTGTCTTTGACATTGTATGTATTTCTTCAACAATAGGTTCCAGTTTGTCTATACGATGCGTATTTGACTTGGCCCGTTGCTCAACTTCTGTAATTCTGTGTTCAATTTCGATTGCATCCATGTCCATATCTCACACCCCATTTAATTGAATTCTTTACGCAATTCCTCTTTGTCCTCATCTGATAATTTCGGATAGCTTTCAAGAATGCTGTCTAAATTTTCCCCCTCTGCAATTCTTCTTTTAATCACACGAACCATAATGCTCTTTACTGGTCTACTCAGCATCTAAATCACCTCCAATTATTTCTGCGATTGCTTCATCCTGTTCAATCTGTGTCTTTTCCAATTCTGCAAGCCGTTTATCGGTATCAGAAGCAATTGCCATTGTAACTAAAATGGTTCCATCCTCATTTACAGTAGCTGATTTAAAAGATAAATCTTCGTAGGCTCCGTAAATTTCTTTGCTTTCTCCTGCTACCGTTAATGAAGTAGCCGGTTTGAACGTCTTAATAACATCTTCAATCTTCTGGTTCTCCATCAAAGCAGAAATGCTATCTGTCGTAGTAATTACATCAAGGCAAGGATATTCCTTGCCAGATACAGTGATATACTCTTTCATATATATCGCTCCCTTCTTTAATCAATTCGCATATTTTCTATATGCATTTTCTCCATTCTTTTTATCGATATAACAATATATCTGCGTTGTTTTGATTGACCCTGAGATATATTTATCAAACGGAAAGATAATACAGTATCGGTTTGATAGTTACCTTTTCACTTACGTTATGTGCTAACAGACCAATTGTTTTACTGCTCTGACCAGTTGGAGTTATTTGCACAAACCTAGTTCCTGCTTCTAATCCAAGTGGAATGATTATTTTATTTCCTACGCCAATATCGGATTTATTTAAAGTAATGCTTGTTCCTGTTCGTGCTTCAACGACTTGCGTCCACGAATATGCGTGTATAATTTTCAAATTTGTGTTTAATTCACTAATCTGATTAGCCATTGTGCCAGATATGGAAGCATTTTTCTCCGTTGCCGGCAATGCCAATCCGGTACTGTCTGTGACTGCGGATGAATCACTTAATTTAACATGACCTGTTGCACTTGTTGATGCTTTTACATTAATGTGGCTTATTAGTTCACTCACAGCCTTTGCAATTTTTCCAAAGAATGTATTTCTGGATTCTCCACTTTCAAGTTCCGTTAGATTCTCCTGTGGTGTAAAATCTGTTCTAAGAATCATTTTAGCATCTGAATCTACTCCAATATCATCACTGGCTTTTACTACTCCTTCGGTACCTTCTGTCGCTACTGGAACAGATGTGCCACCTCTTGCAAGCAATATCCAATACTCACTGCCTTCTTCCGGTGCATTACCGGTTGTTGTCTTAAGCGCAGCATAGGCGTTTCCGTTATATACAACAGTATCGAGATATTCATATGTAACCGCACTGCTGTAATCCCCTTTTGGAGTAAACGCTATCTTTCCCGCATCATTCATTTAGACTGCCACCTCCCATAATAAGTGTCCTGTTGTGTTCTGTACTGCAAAATTGAACCGACCACCCTCATATTTGAGGTGCCCGGTTGTAAAATCAATCGTAAATTGTGGAACATTCTGTGATAAGGCTTCATTTATCCTGTTTATAGCTTCATCCCCTGCTGCTTCTGCCTGCTCTGCATAAGATTGTGCTGTCTGGCTACTTGCCTGTGACTGCTCGCTATAATATTTACTATTATCAGTACCTTCACCGGTTCGTGTACCAGTCCCACCGACTGCATAGCTTTTAGATAATGCAGCATTATTTACTGCTGTTGTTGCCGAAGAACCGGCAATATTGGCATTCTCGATAATCTGTGGTAAATAGGTATTTACTATATCATCATGTATCTTAACAATGGTATCTGTATTCTTCTGTGTTGTGTCAGCTAATTTATCTATCCGTTCAAGAATTGAATTGAATTCAGTTACATATTCATCTCGAATATCCTTAGTAGCATCTCTGATCTGTGCTTTAAAATCTTCATATGTCCCCATACGTTTTACGACGCCGGCTGCAAAGCACATCCATACAATCTGATTACTTGTATCACTGTCGATAGATACTGCCCATTCTCCCGGCAACATCTTTGTTGGGTCGAAATCTGCCTTTAACCCTTTTCTCATCTGAATTGCCATATTGAATCACCTCTATTCATCAATAACAATCTGACCATACTGCTCAAGTGTTGAAACTGCAGCAAGCACGTTTTCATCTGTGATGATTCGATTCATTTTAACATTGGAATTAATTACCTTGCCGGTATCACTGATTTCATCAAATGTAATGGCAATTCTTTTCATGTTTCCATCCGATGCTACTGCAAATCCTTTAATATTTTTCATGATACTTCCTCACTTTCCACATCATATAACAATGATGTTAAATAATTATAGGTTTCTGCTGCACTATCCTCGTTATCTGCATCATCAGGCAATACCTGGGACTCTTCCAAACGCATAGTGTCATACTCCCTTTGAATAGCCTTTAATTCCCATCCAAACTTCATATTTGGAGTTCCACTTACAACAAAATATGACGGTGTTCTTTCACTTACATGAATACTTCCATCACCGTATTTCTGCAAAAACACCTGATACTGAACTTCTGTATCTATTGTTTCTGCAAATACATCGTCGATATAAACATAGCATTTACCGGTTTCATCTATGGTTCCCTCTCCTATATCACCAAACATAGGAGATGGTGTTTCATAACAATATAGCAGCCGGTCTTTATAATTTTCTGTATTAACCACTCTTGATTTTGTGCCTGATACTATCAAATTTGTTTTTATACTTGCATCTCCATCCACCAATAATGAATAGTTGTGCATTACCGGAGTATCTGACTTGCCAATATAAAGCGAATCAAATTGAGAACCGCTAGTAGTGATATTAATACATGTTCCGGTTCCGCTTGTCATTTTAATTAAATCTGCCGCTAAATTCACCCTTCCATATGTTTTTCCATTATATGTCCGTACCAAATTAAGTTTTGAGTCATATTGAATATCCGAACTTAAGGTAATATCTCCACCTGATATAGATGCAGATTTTGAAGTTAAATTTCCATTGGAATCTACACTAAATACTCCTCCACCAATGTTGAAATTCCCAGATTTAATTGTAACAGCCCCTTCTTTATCTACAACAAATACACCATTACCAATATTTATACTTACACCAGTTATTTCTCCGGCATTTATCCAATCCGCATTAATACCGATAGCATTCAGAACATTTACAACTGCATTACCGGATGAATCAATACCAGCATTCCATGTCTTACCGCCGTCTGTGGATACTGCCAAAGCATCTGCTGTCATTTTCCATATAGTAGAACTGGTCGCACGCTCCGGCTTATTATGCATATAGTAAACAATGCTGCCATCTTCTAATATTTCCTCTGATTTGAATACACCAAATGACTGTGTCATCAGATTGGTAAGCTGCTGCACTGCTAAATCGTAAGAAGATAACTGCTTTTTACTCTCATTTCTGGCTTTTACAATTGCCTTGGTGAACTGCGTAAATTGTGTTGTCTTATTTCGCAGAGGTGTTTCAGAGTCACAGGATATATTTAGGCTACCACCAAGAGTAAATGTCCGAGTGGATATAAATGCCTGATAAGTATTCTGCTTTCTATCAGTAACATAAGCCACATCCCCTGCTTCTACAGCCGGATTGCCAAGTGTTGATACTGTCAACGGTCTGAATCTCATTCCACCAATACGCTTGTATAAATACGTTGCTACTGTCTTAGCTGTTCCCTCTTGAATCAAATCATTGCCGGATATTTCAATTACATACCCTTCTTTACCGGCAAGATACGTTGCTTTCTTCTGCGTGTCTGTTTCATCGAATTCTTCTGTTACCTTTACACCGGTTATTACTACATCATCTGTGCACACATCAAAAGACTTTGTAGAAAATATATGATGATATATCTTCTGGTCGGTAAATGTACCGCCATCAATGTTATCTCCACTGGAATAATCCTTGAAATTACCACCATCCGCATCATCCCCATCGGAATACGGCTTTGTTGTTGTCCGGAAAGTTCCACCATCCAACGCAGAGTTGATTTCAAATGCTGACATATTATACCAATCAAGTTTTAATCTTCCGTAGGCATCCATTTTCGCCCAGCAACCGGATATTTGCGCAGCCATGGCAACAATATCACCAAATGTCATTGCTTTATCATCCGGTCGATTCTTTACCGTATATTTTCCATTTGGAATATTTGCACTCAACATGGAAATTCCACAATTGCTGCACGCATCTGCCAGTATAGCAGAAATAGTTGCCGGATAACTTAATTTACTATTAGAGTATGGTTTATCAAACTTACTCATATAATCAATGCAGGATAATGTGATTGTTGAGCCATCATAGCTAGGCTCATCGACTATGTATGTTCCGACCCGGATTTTTTCAATGGTGTTTGATAGCTGTAACCCAATATAAGTAATTACTGTTGCATCAGCAAAATCATAATCACTGAAATCATCATAAATATTATTTAGCGTAACTTTCAGCTTTCCGGTGACTGCTGCACCAATAGTAAATTTATTCTGACTGGATGTAGCATCTTCAATCTTAAAGGTATTTTCCCATACCTTTTCCTTTGTAATATGCAATACTTTTCCACTAACAAGCGTTATATCCAAAAAAGGTAGAAAGTTCCGGTTGTCATTATACATTTCCTGCTTAAATTCAGTTGATAAATCTAACATCGTACCCCTGCCTTTCTATCTCTCAATTATATTAAAACTGATTTGAGAATAAATTTTCTTATTAATCGTCCACATTTTCATAGGTGCAGTTCTATCACCTACATAAAATGTTCTAGTCTCATCTTTGCCACTCATTGCATCCGGATAAGTCACATCTACATATTCCGGATTAAATGCCTGTAATATAGCAGCCGTATCCTCTTTCGTTGCATTATCCCAAGTTAGCGAAATCTTACGTTTCTGACCGACTCTATTCTTATGCATTATGGTATCCTGCGTTCTTCCGGAATCTGAATCTGATATATCCTGCAGTCCCCAGCTAAAAGAGGTTGGTGTTTTAATAGCCACACCATTTACCCATATCATTGCCATATATTGTCCACCTACCTACAATTCTTTTAGGTTTACGACTATTTCAAACAATAGCCGGTAAATTCTATATATGTGAAAAGCACTCACCAAGGGTAAGTGCTCTATTTTCTAAATTTCATATTCTGGATATACTGCTTCCCACACATCTCTATGATATGTATTGACTTCGCCATAATTTGCATCGAAAATCTTCTTTACACCATATCCAAGTTCAATGCTCTTTTCTTTAAGCCTGCGCCATTTAAACTTTTTCCACTCCACGCCATTCATTGCAGCAACACGTTTAATCGAATACCAGTCCTTGCTATAATCAAGTTCTTCCTGTAATCGTTCCTTTTCTTCTTCTGCCGCAATCCTAGCTGCCCTTTCTGACTTTAGTCTGGTTAATAATTCAATTCCAAAATCCGGATTATTTAAAATATTATCAATGACATTGTCTGTTGCATACATTCCATGCTTGCGAATACTTGGGATTACTTCCATCGCAAGCCAGTTCTGGAACTTGTCCGCCGCTTTGTTGCTTGCTTTCATTCCAAGGCGATAAAATAGCGATTCTGGGATGTAATCGTCTTTCCCCACTTCTGGGGAAAATCCAAACTCTGCACAATATCCGTTCATTCTTTCCCACTTAACATATGTTTTTCCGTTCTTTTCCTGCGTCCAGCCGAAACCGATTGCGGCATCTTCAGCATTAATGGAAATACTGCCGTCCTCGTTTAACATTGTTCGTGCTGAAAAGCCAAGTTCTTTGTTACTAAATAATTTAATTTCATTTTTTCTCATATACAGAAACCTTTCAAATTTCATTCAAATATAGTCATCCGGCGTACACTCAACATCATAATATCTTTAGATAAACAAAAAGCCGCCCTATGTTTGATGTTACCTGCTACGGACTTAATCAAACTAGGACGGTCACGAATCCGCACCTATTCCACATAGGCTTGCAGGACGTTCTAAATTTCTTTAGTCTTGCCTGCGTGATTTTCAATTTTTCTTATTTTATATTTATACTCCACTTTTCACATAAGGTATCACTCCCAATTTTGCCATTGTGAATATGTAAAAGTATCTAACCTTATACGTTTCCAATTTTGAGAGAGTATCCTGCAATTCAGCAATGTATTCTTCTTTTGTCTTGTTTGGGCAATTTTCCCTTTTAACAACGATAGTCTTTGGCTTCTTTTCCTCAAAAAGTTCATCAACACTCACATTAAAGGCTTTTGCCAGACCCGTTATTGTTTCGATTGACGGATTATCTGTCTTTCCATTTTCAAAATTATTGATTGCACTTTTTCCTATCCCAGATTTTATAGACAGTTGTTTTAAGCTCCATCCTTTTTGTACTCTAAGTTCATATACTCGATTTTTCATTGTAAATTTCTCCTTTGTTTTTTGTGAATTCATTCTAATTTCTATACTCCCAAAAGTTTATTCAAAGTCTTTTGGGAAAATTTTCTCTTGAAAGAAGCTCTTTACCATGATAAAATCATTATTGAAAGAACTTCTTTCAATAGTGGGCAAATGCGAACTCGCCAAAGTTAGTGCATTTGCTCTTTTTCTTTTGTAATAAGTCTTTTAAATTTTGGTATTACTGTATCAAAATATACCCATAAATCACATTCATGTGCTGAATGCTTACTTTTATCTCTGCGGTATTCTCCATTTTCTTCCGTTTTAAGATTATGCTGATTTGCAATACGTCCAACCTTATTTGCAGAAATTCCAAAAATATCTCCAATATCCTGTGCCGTATAAACTTTCCGGTGTTCTATCTTCGGAAGTGGAATAACCGGTTCTCCTGCCAAAACCTCACTTGCTTTTGAAGCAAGTACGTTCTTATATGTAGGAGACAATGTTTCAATTTGTGCCAACTTCAAATATGTTTGTGCCATTCGAGAACGTGCATTCATTTCCATAATATGAAGCTTATCACCTTTATCCCTCTGTCCAATCTGTGCTTTGTATTTTTTCTCTACACCAATGAAATACCTACGCACCTGCTTGCCTTTTTCATTGCGCTCAAGCATTGCCATTTCTTTGGCAGTATCAAGCTTGATGATGTGGTCTTGCGCCGGTCTGCCTTTCGCTAAATTTTTAGCGAAAATCTGAAAGTCTTCATTTTCAATGGCTTCGCAATCATTCAAGCGATTTTTCACCCAATCGCGATAATTACTTTTAACGCCTAAAATTTCATGAAGCTCTGAACCGTAAACTACCTTTTCCCCGGTACTTGTCTCATATACCGGCACCAACTCGTTTTCAATTACTTTCAGTCCCTGCATTACTCTCCTCCTTTCTCAATGCATCTGCCATTAACATGGTAAGGTACTCTGTCATGTTCTGGTTGTTCAATACTGCTCTTACTTTTGATTTTTTGTACAGTTCATCATCAACCCTAAATACTACTTGTTTCATTTACTCACCTCTTTCACGCGGTTTATATTATCATACCAGTAGTATAAAGTCAATACTTTTAGTTAATGTAATTGTTATTAGTATTAGTGTATGTTATGATATAATTATAAGAAAGGAGTTGATACTATGGGTGATAATTCATCACTATCTGAACGAATCAAAGAGCTTCGCAAAAATATGGGACTGACACAAAAAGAATTTGCCGAACTCATAAACGTATCAACCGTTAGCGTCTCATCGTATGAAACAGAAGCTAAAAGTCCATCTCTCGACATGGTTATAAACATTGCTCAAAAATGCAACGTTTCCATAGATTGGCTCTGTGGTCTTAGTAACAAACAAGGTCTTAGCTCATCTATTCATACTTACGATGAATTGTTCCAGCTTTTTATTAATTTGTTAGAAACTAACTATGAATCTACTGAGCAAATCATACCAATCATTGACCTTGTTGACACCGATACATCTAGTGTTGTTTTAACCCTACATGATGATGTTAATCTGCAAAATTTCTTTACTCAATGGTGCAAAATGTTTGAATTACGCTGTAATAAGACAATTGATAATGAATTATACCAACTTTGGATTGAAAAGGAACTTTCTAAATTTAAAAATCACAAAATAGATGGAATTCCCTTCTAATTACACTAACAAAAAAAGAGTATACAAAAGGCACCCGTTAGGATGCCTCTTGCGTTACTCTCTCGTCACTCTATATTCTTGGTCTCTTCTCTCCGCTTAAATACTACATTGTAACACTTTATTGTTACAAGGATATATATCACTGTTGTTACACCAGCCATAATCACAAAACATTTTATAATTTGCCATGTCACCCATTGCAGCTCCCAAATGATATGCATCAGTAGTGGTTCCACCATATTCCACCATCATTTGAGAATAGTCCTCTAATGCCCATGTCGTTGAAGAACCAATGTATCTTCCTGAATCCCCTAAATTCCAAACATATAAAACAGTAAGTGCTAACCATACTACCAATGTAATAATTTTCTTTTTCATTCCTTTTCCTCCCATAATGTGATAGAATAATCATATCACACTATAGGAGCATTTTCAACTATAGTATTTTACCCCATATCTTCTACAATATGGTATCTTCGATTGTAACTCTCTTTGCCCTTTTTCACCATCTTATAAAGTGTTTCATTATCTGCTTTCAGTGTGACCTCAACAGTAGGGGCATTCTTTTCACCAGTGCTGCTATTGGAATTAGCCATCATTGCTTCAAAAACCGCTTCGGTAATAGCCGGTTTCATTTCTTCCATAAATCCTTGCATTATAGCATCTGTACTTACCGTATTTCTTGGTGCGGTAATGCTCGCCATAGCAACTTTCTCCCTAGCAACAAATTTTCTGGCAGATACCGGCTCCATTGTAACCGGCTCTACCATATTGGATAAAGCACTCTTTACGTCACCAACTTTGTTATTCAATCCAATTAAATATCCCTCAGTTGTATAATTACCAAGTGCTTTCATTACCTTTGATGGGCTATGTATATCCAATTTACTTCTTGTTGTTTCCACTATTGTATTGGCAATCTTAGAGGTAGTCTCTCCAAGAGATTTCAATCTAAGATTCATACCATTACTAATGCCATCAACAATATTTTTTCCTATATTTTCTATATCACTACTTGCTGGTGCAATATTATCTGTAATAGTAGTTCTAAAACTGGTTAAAGTATCAACAGTTGTTCCAGTATTGTTACTGATTCCAGCATTAAATGTTTCAACCGTATTTCTCGCACTGTTTGATGCATCATCCGTAACGCTACTATCTGTTAGAACATTTCCTGCATCTCCCATCCAATTATCAAGTGTTTCGAGTGACGCTCCTTTTGATTCTTCAACACCGTTACTAAACTCATCTACTGTTGCAGATGCAACATTCTTTGCAGTATCCGTTACACTTGGTTTTGCACTTTCTAAAGCATTATTAATAATATCTTCATAGTTTTTCTTTAATGTATATTCGTAGGCTTCTCCCGAACCGTAATCTGTTATGTATGTGTCTGTATCAAATAAGCTGTCTAGCAAATCTTTAGTTACGTCTTTTCCCCAGCCTGCACCATCTACTCCAAGCTCGTCCATTCGTGCTTCAATTGCATCTGATAATTCATCAATATTACCAATCTGTTTTTCAACAGCTTCTCTTACAAATTCATCCTCTGTTCCTGGTCCACCTGTTAATTTTGACCAAAACTTATCCCAAGGGTTCATGTCATCCCATTCTTTTTGAGCTTTCGTTATGACATCATTTATTCTATCAACGAAATCTGTCTGAAACAGATCTGTTACCTGAGTCATCTCGCTATGGGCTTTATCTTTCATATTCTGAATTGCATTCGGCAAATCATCCAATGCTTTCTGAGCAACTTCTTTCTGTTCCGGTGTTGCATTTGGACTATTTAACAATTCCGTCCAATATGCCGAAATGTCTTTCTGTGCTTCTTCCAAATCGGAATCATAATTGTCAACAGCAGTTTTCATATCATCCAGATAGCCATTAAAAACATCCATATCTACTTCTTTACCATCTGGGAATAACTTATCGTAATCTATTCCTTTTACAATATTATTAATATCTACAGAATAATCACTCGCTGCCTTTGAGAATCCATCCAAATCAGAACTTAAAGAATACAGTTCAGAAGAAAGTTCTTTCCATTTATCAGAACCTACTTCTACTTGATTCATTTCCTGCACAATTTCTTTTGCGCGCTCTGTATTTGTGAATCCATAAGTTATCATTGCATCAATAGCGGCATCTGTATCCGCGCCTATATTTTCTAAGGCATCATGTAATGCACCACCTTCACCATACGCTGCAATTACTGTCTGCTCCATTGTGGCAAATTTCTGCTCTGTCAATGTTGCCAGTTCTCCGAAAAGCTCTGCTAATTTCTCTTTTCCTTCTTCCACTGACAGTACACCATTATCCATTGCTGTTTCGATTCGTGTTATCTCAATCCAAGTATCTTGAATATTTTTCTGTACATTATCCATTTCGTTGGATTTTTCAGATAAAGTTGAGAATCCTTTACCGGCTTCTTCAATAGAATCTGTGAAATTACTTACAACTGTATCTATAGGTACTCCACCTGGATTGGAAAAAGCATCATAAATAGCATCTCCAACTTTTTCATCCACAATTTCATCCATTGCTTCTTTAACGCCCGTTATTGCTCCAACTAATCCTGCTATTGCAGCAATAATAATTCCAGGAGTATCAAACGCTAAATATAAAGCACCTGCTGCCAATCCTGCTGCCACAGTTACTTTTCCAATGGATTCCGCCATGTTATCAGTCTGCAGAGCAATATCTCGGAAAGATTCCTTAAAAACTGTAATTTCTCCAAATACTGCTGCAACGCCGATTGCTCCTTTTTGCAGGGTTGTAAGGTTGCTTCTTACACCAGCAATTGATGTTTTAAGACTTCCCCAGAAGTTACCACCAGTAGCACTGGTTTTAAGCCTTGAAAATCCGGCACTAACCTTAGTAAGCAAAGATGCAGTTTTTGGATATTCACTTTCCAATTTCATCATAGAAGAACAGTTTCCCTTTAATGCAGAACCTGCCAAATCTACTGCCTTTGAAAATGAATTGAATTTCTTTGCAGCATTTGCAATTCCAGAAAATACATTTGTTCCAAACATATTCTTAGTTAATTTATTTAGGCTGACCATTGATACAATGGTTGTCTCAATCGGTGCCGCACTAAATGTCGTTGCAAAAGTCTTAATTCCTGCATTTATTGCTTTCCAAAGTGCCTTACCAACCTTGGCTCCGATTTCAAGCAAATTCAAATTCTCAAGGAATTTTCCAATCTGCCGTCCAATCATTTCCCAGTTGGTTGTATCAATAGCTGCAGTAATCGCATCCAGTATTCCATTTGCCCATACATTAATGGTACGTCCAAGTGAAGCGAAATCATATGTTCTGAAGAATTCGTTCAAACTGGTTCCAATAGATTTTCCCAAATCCTTGAAATCGAATGTATTTCCAAATGCCAATGCATTATAAATTGCACTATTTAAAGCACCGGCAATGCTTCTTCCTACAGTTCCGAATAAGGATGGCGAAATCAGGCCATTAAGGAATTTAGCAAAATTAGTACCAAAGTTCTTAGATGCGCTATATACAGAATCCCAATTAATTTTATTGAGACCATCTCTAATGCTGCTGCCGATAAATCGACCTATCCCTTCAAAATTGCCATGTGAAAATGCATAATATATTTTATCTGCAATCTTCTGAGCTTTATTTTCCATCCGGTCAAAGGCATCATCCCATGCTTTCTGGTACTCTTCAAGCGCCTTGGATATTTCTGCATCTAATAATGGATTTCCGCCACCAACGCCGGAGCCGGAACCACTACTTGAACCGGATTTAGGGTCATTAAGCTGATTTAATTCATCGAAGCCAAGTACAGTGTTCTTAAGCTTTTTAGCCGCATCATTCGCACCATTTAAGGCATCCTCTGCATCATCCGCTCCACCGACTAAATCCTCAATGCCATTGCTGGCACCACCGATGGATGAGTTAATACCACTCAGATTGATTCCAAGCAGACCACCAACCCATGCAAAAAGTCGCTGCATTGCCATTACAAGACCATTAATATACGGAAGAACCTTCTCAATAATCGGCAAAAACAGATTTCCGATTGTTCTTGCCAGATTGGAAAAGTTCTGCTTTAACATTCTCAACTGGTTAGCCGGTGATTCCATTGTATTTGCCAAGTCACCATATGCAACCTTCGACTGGTCTAATATAGCCAGTAATCGTAACTGTGCCTTGGTTGCCTGATTCATTTCACTAATCGCACCGGTCAGACCGTATTTATAAGCATATTCCTGCAGAGTAGCATTTGTAATATCAATACCAAACGCACGAACTGCTCTGGACTGTCCTGCCAAAGCAGATGCGAATTTCTCAAATGCCTGTTCAAATGTAGTGTTTCTCAAGGATGCCCAGTCAGTACCAAGCATTGTAAGAGCAGTCGAAAAATTAAGCGCACTTTCTTCTGCTACACCAATAGATTCGGATACCTGTGCAAACATTGCCTGGTAATTCATTACAGTATCCGGATTCATTCCAAGATTCTTCTGTCCGGTATATGTAGCATTACCATCTGTATCAATATCAAATCCGGTCATCTTGGCTGTAAGCTGCTTTGCTCTTGAAGAGAATGACGATGCATAAGCTTCTGCAGAGTCATATCCTGCCTGTTGCCAATTTGCTGCAGCATCATCACCAAGCTTACGCATAGCTACTTCAAAGTAGTTTACAGTTTCAAGGAAATCCATTGAAGAATTCACTGTATTCCAAAGGCCTTTAAATCCTCGAATAACCATAAAGAAATTAGCGTAGAATGCACCTGCAATCTGTGAAAAGCTCTTTAAACTTTTGCCAGCCTTTCCATCAGAGGAAAACAATCCGGATAATATAGAGGTTGATTTACTACCTTTATTACCCATCGTGCTTAATGTGGAACCTACCTTAGAACCCTGCGAAGCTAATTTAGCCAAAGCATTGGTCATTTCAATAATATTGTTACTTACAGCCGGTGCCTTTGACAGGGTTTCCATTAATTCTGCGAGATTCTTCGCCAATAATGGAAGGTTCGTAATTGCTCTACCGGCAGCCACACCGCCAAGCCTCGAAATAGCGGATGCCATTTCATTCATTCCAGACATATTGAATTTTAATTCACCAATCTGGTTCATCTGCCGAACAAAACTCTGCAACTGAGCAGATAATGTAGGCAGATTCTTTGTAGCCTGTGTAGATGCCTTGCCACCCAACTTAGATAGTGCTGGAATAAGCTGTGCCAGTCCTGTTACATCAAATGTCATGGCTCCGATATTGTTCATTCCTGCAACAAAGCTCGCCAAATCATCTTTAATCTTGATAAGATTTCCGGTGCCGGTAGTGGCATTCTTTCCACCTAGTTTTGATAACGCTGCAGCAATACTTGTAACTCCTGCGACATTAATATTCTGTGCTTCTGCCAAGCCATTAGACAGATTCTGTAATGCAGAGGTAACTCCATACATAGAATTCGTATCTACCTCTGAAAATTTGCTTAATGCTCTTGCCAGGGATGTAATTTCTGCTGATTTTCCACCTTTAAAGCCGGTTGCTGAATCAGATAGTGTTCTGATTCCGGATGCAATATTAGTAAGTTTCTGAGAATCAAAGGAAAGACCATCTTTCAACTTTTCCATACTTGATGCCATCTTTTCAATAGCTGCAGTATGTCCGGAAATCTTAGAAATTCCACTTGCAAATGAATTAAGTCCTTTGCCACTTGCGCCGCCAAGTACAGAAGATACCTTTTCCAATTTGCTAATGAGCGCATCTAACTGCTGATTTGCTCCTTTTGCCTGTGCTTCAACTTCTATCTCTAAACGGTCAATGTCCGCTGCTCCCATCTGCTCACCAACTTCCTTATAACTATTAAAGGTTTGTGACTATCTCCCATTCGATAGCCAGATAAAAAGAACGGACGCTGTGACACGTCCGCTCCCTAATTTTCTTTTTCTTCAAATTTCTTATTCCAAGCAAGTGCCCACAATTTGAACTGCTCTGCTTCGCTTAATGGTTCTGCTTCTTCCTGTTCTTCATCCATCAAACTATATGGATGTGACGGATATTTTGAACTCTTAGAAAAGGCTGCTCCTATTGCTCTAAGACAATAGATTCCATTGTAATATGCAGACAAATCAATAATCTGTGCTTCCTGCTTTTTCTTTTCAGTAAAGGCTTCCTGATATGCATTCATGATTCTTGGATTCAACATAGGAAATGTCCTCATGTCAATTCCATATCTGATTGCTGCCGGAAGCCATACATTATAAATTTCATTTGTGAAGAACTTTTCTGTAGATGCTAATTCAACTACTGTACTTCCGTCTCCGCAGTCGTAGATTTCTTCGTACTCTTCTTGTTCTCGTCCATACCGAGAACCTTTCTGAAAAAATCAGATTCGTTAATTGCATTTACAAATGCCTTGTAAATTTCATTCATGTTGCCGCCACCATAAATGTGCTGTTCTGCTAACCGGTTAGCTTCTTCTCTGTCACATTTAGCGCAAAGCATGATAAAAGCACTTGCTGGTGCAAAAATCTGATTTTTCTTGAACATTGCAAGGACATCATATCCTTCGCTTTCCAGCATTTCCATGTGACCGAATCCTAACTTTGGAACATCATATTTTTTGTTATTAATTGTTACTGTTGTTGCCATTTTCTTCTTCCTCCTTGTTTTCCGGCTCTTCCGGTTCTGTTACAACCTCTTCATTTTCTGCTGGCAGCTTAGAGACGGATTTCTCCGTCTCTTCTGTTGTTCATGCAGTCTTATCACCAATTGAAATCTTGGTGGATGGAGAAACATTGATTGTCATCTCACGAACGCCGTTTACTTCACCTTCATTAACATAAACAGCATGTTCTCCTTCCCAGGTTGCCACACCGTCTTTTCCATCTTTTCCCATTGAGAGACGATAATGCAGCGGAATTCCTGACTTTGCTAATACTGTTTTGTATTTTTCTAACATATAGTTAGCTTTGAATTCCATGGAATCCATAGACTGCACACCATTGATGAAGGTCTGTGATTCATCCTCAAGGTCAGTTGTTTCAAGCTGGTTTGGTGCTCCGCCTAATTTCGGATAGTTTTTGATTGGGCATAACTTTTCCCATGCTTTTCCATCCTCACTGATTTCAAGAATGGTATTAATTGTACTTACTGCTTTTTCTGCCATTTCTTCTTCCTTTCTACCGCATAACTTTGAGCGGTCAGCGAACACCTCTCGAGTGGGTGTCCGGTGCATAAAAATAAGAGTCATTGCTGACTCTTGGTTTCATTTTATATAAACCCATCGAAATCGAGGGGTTTATTCAGTTCTTACTTCTTCTATTTCATCCCCATTTGCATAGATGCGCTGAAATCTTACAACCCACCGGCTTACGTTTGGGTCAGCTGCATTCACAACAGGTATCGGACCAGCTTTACACTGCCATCCGTACTTAAGCATAATTTCTTTTGCTTTACTGCAAATCGTATAACAAGTATTATCAGCAATGCTTCCAACTGCATATGCTGATATGGTAATCATTGGTGTCTGTGATCCTTCGTTTCCTTCCAAATCATAGTTGCCGCCAGATGTATCGCTTAAGGCTACATCACAATATGGGAAGTCAGTTTTCTTTGGTGTAACATATCGCCCGACCTTGCATTTCGGATATGCAGTTTTCATTTTCTTTTCAAAATGTGTATAAAATGTATTCCAATCAAATCCCGCCATTTAATCACCGCCCATCGTCAAACACCTCTCTTGCAATCTCCACAACCTTATCTCTTAGTTCCTTGCCGGCATTGTACATAGGCATCTTCGGAGAAATACCGGTTGAATAGTGCCAAACACCCTGTAAGTCCATGTACCACCATCCCGGTTCATTTCCATGCGTACCATATGTTCCAGTACCAACACCTGGAATGTTCGCCGGATTCTGTGCCGGAAGTCCAGCACCAAACTCT